ACACCAGCAGCAACTGGTATTTCCTCTTGTGCAATGTGTGAATCACTTACAAAGTCTGGATATACTGGCTTACCTTCTTGAATCATACCAAGACGATTCATAACATAGACATCTATCCAGCTTTTGGTTTTACCATTCACAATATTTGGATAGTAGCTTTGTAATATGTTTTTGCTGTTCTCTGCTTTAGAGGTTGGGGAATAGGATAATACTTCGCCCTTCTCACCAAGATTCTCTTTCATTGCTGCTGGTTGAGTATAGAACTTCCAGTTCTCAGGCTTAACTAACATTGTTGCTTGCTCTCTAGGTATATGGTCTGGTATCGGAACTTCGCCTGACATGATAGCCCACCAATGGTCTTCTTCTGGTGCGTTGGTATCACAGATAACACCTGACCAACTCGAACCACCTTCTCTCATACTTGGGTATCGACCAACACGCATAGTACACGCATCAACAATACTCTTTGGTATCTCTCTTGCTTCGTTAATCCATATTCCAGTAAGTTCGAGTGACAATAACTTCTTTACATCTTCTGGTCTATCCAATGCTAAAAATATAATCTCAAGGTCTAAATCATTCATAATAATGTGGTGAGTGTAGGGAACAGACCAATGAAACTTTCCCCACTCATTCTCTGGAAACCAATCCAGCCAAGTCTTTATTGTAGTTGTTCTAAGTTGTGGGTTTGTATTTCGTATGATAGCCCAGCGTGATTTACGCACTCCATCATCATTTGGCTTCTGCTCAAGAGCCCTTCGGAATACTTCAACACAACACGCAACAGATTTACCAGAACCAACTGGACCTCGTATTCCACGAAAAAAACTACTATCCTTCATAAAATCTTTGAGAACTTTACCATCAGGTTTATAAGTAAACTTCATCTCAAACCTTTATCAGTTCCAGCCTTTAATAATTTTTCTATGGTTTCCTGACCTTGTGCTTCAATAAAACTATCTAGCATTTTATTAGTGATGAAGGAAGCTGTGTGTTTCTCGTCAAAGTATTGGAAATGTATCTTCCTTACAAGCTGACGTAACATACGATGTTCTTCTGGTTTGAGAGTGTTTATAAAACTCATGAGAACTTTCTGTAGGATGCTGTCTTCTTTGCTATCTTCTTTGGTTGTTTGGAAACTTGTTTGCCTTTACGCATAGCTGCTCTTTTCTTTCGAGTTGTTGCTCGATACTCTTCATCCGATAAAGATTTTATTGCTGACTCTGGTAAATACCTCTCCCCAGTTTTGAGAGAGGGTTTACCAGACTTAGTTCGCCACTTCTGTCTTGTCCATGCTCGTAGGCTTCTTTGACTCTTTGCTAAAGCCATCAGCGATATCCACCACCTTTGGCTTTATATTGTTTGGCTAACATCTGTGCCTTTCGTGCAGACCATTGTCCAGGTCTTCCACCCTTTCCGCTTGCTTTAATTCTGCGGAAAAGTGCAGCTCTCATCTTTGGCTGTGTATAGTTTCCAGCTGCGTTGACTGCCATCACTTCTTCTTCTTTTTAGAAGCCATAATCTTTGATTGCAGTTGTTTAGGAAGAGTCTTCTGCTTTGCAGTCAAACCATTCTTCTTTGCTGGTGGTCTTCCTCTTTTACTTCCGTAAGTTCCTTTTCCCATAGGCATAGTACTATCCTTTCTTTTTCTTGGCTTTATTTCTTCGTGAGATTGCTGCTGCCTTTCGTTTTGCGTCGGCTTTGCTTGATGCTCCCCACGCTCTTAGGCTGAGAAGAAGTCTTGTTGGTCTTCCCTTTGAGTCCCTTTCCGGTCCTCGCATTCCCCCCATCCTTGCTAGAAAGCTTGCTCTTCTTGGGTTGTCCCCTGACTTTACTGGAGCTTTTAGAGTTCCTCCCTTGTAGCTTGCTCGACCCTTTGCGTTCAAGCCGCCCTTCGGATTCTTCCCTGCCTTTCTTTGCCACGCTGGAGTTTTCGGCATCCCTTCTCCTTCTCAATATATTCGACATTAACACAGCAACACGCATAATCAATCCCTTTAACTGTAAAAAAATATTTATCAAGCTTTTTTCTCCATAAATGTTAGTGAACTATCCCTTGCAACTGTGGTGGTGTCACTTTTGGGGTGCCACCCACCTACAGTTATATTCCACAGCATACTATCAGCAAATCATGATAGGTCTATGTTGACTGATATCGAACCAATATGATTATGCATTACTCTGTCTACTGCTTTGAAACCAGCCCTATCTAGTAAATCTTTGCTAGCTTCTAGTTGCACATACTCACTCTTTGCTTTATCAGAGAGGTTTACCAACTTACTCAGGGCTTTCGTAGCATTCATACTTAGCTGTTCGTTGATGCAAGTCATCATGTACTGTTGCACATGTGGCAATCTCAGAGCCTTGCTAGCTGTGACTCTACCTGATTCTCCAGCACTGTATCCAGCTTGTTTACTCGCATCTGTGATTGAGCCACCACTTGCTACGAGTGTATCAACCAATGCTTTCTGCTTTGTTGTTAGCCTGTGTGTCATTTAGCATCTCTCCTTCTGGTCATATGCAGATTATGTCAGCCATGATTTAACCTTGTTTTTAGTAATCATGTCAAGGTCTTAATTTCACTAGCTTCTATGTCCAGCCCCCAATACAGCCACCAAGAGGTCATTCAAGATATGGTCTCCGTATGCTTCTCACGAGGTCACATAAATGCTTCACCCATAATATAGTCCTTTCAAGATGTTAATTTACTGACCAGTCTTACCATCAAAGGACATACGTAAAGGCGGTGCAGTCTTGCCAGCAGAAGGGTGCTGGCTGGTCTTTGTATTACCTCAACAACTAATTTCCCCTTGCTGATAGACGCAATTCCTCGCGAAACAAATTAGCTGTTGCTTTACAGTCCTTTGCTGGACACCTGTCTGCATAAATTAACAATATTTGAAAGGAGTAATATTATGAGTAAAGATTTAGTAACACACGTGAGAGCATACTACGACCATATCTCAAATGACTGGCAGCGTTATTACGAGCTAGACAAAGCTAGTGCAGACTTGACATTCAAGATTACTAACAAGGATAAATACATAGCTGACAAATCTGCTGAGTATGACACAGAGTGGGAGAGATGCCAAACGAACAACACAGTCTCCACCACGCTAGAAAGATTGGATAATCAAATCGAGCAAGCTAAGGTGACTCAATCAGAGTTACGAGAGATGAAACAAGCTGTGGATAAAGTGCTTGAGTCTCAGAACTTAGATGCCAAGCCTAGAAGGACTCTTGCTGAGATGCCAAAGCGTGCAACAGAGAATGTTGACAACACAGCATCAACAAAGAAACAGCTTAAGTCAGAAAGCTAATCACGAAAGACCTGAGCAAGTCGCTAAACTGCTCACCTCAACACAAAGGAGAAAGATATGTTAGCAACTGTTATAGCAAGTTACTTGATAGGTAATCTAATGATACTAGGATTTATTATCTGGTTATGGAGGAAGCCATGAGGTCAACTATAGAAGAGATACTTGGAGTAGCATTTCTGCTACTCTGGTTTACCATTTTATTCTCAGGATTATTTGAGCAGTTCATGCTAGGGGTCATCGAGACCTTTAGCTAAACAGCTCTAGCAGCAATGGTGCCAGCGTCAAGCTAGGCACTCATTGGCTGCGTCGAGTTGGAGCTAATGGGTGAGTGGGGGCTGGCGTAACTAGTGACCGCTACAGCGTCAGATTGAATTGTGTAGTAACGAGTATGAGTATTCCATAAAAATGAAAGGAGAAAGCTATGGAAAAAATATACAATGATGAATTTAAATTGAATGACGAGGAGATGTTTATACTAGATAGAACACATGGCAAACGTATTGCACAGCTGAAGATAGATAGAAACGTAGAGATATATTCAGCAGCAAAAGGAAAATACCTAGTAGTAGAATGGGAGCATGGATTCTGTCAGCGTAAATTCTACAACACATTGTCAGAAGCAATCCAGCATTGTGTTGAACTAAGAAAAATCTATGACAGAGTTAAACTGAAATACTCCCATGCATACGAAGGAGTAAAGATGTAGGTAAATTAATACCCTATTAATATACCTACGAGCATTTCCCTCTAACAGTAACATCTTGCTCTCTGGTCAAGGATACCCTTCGGCACTTCGTGTCCTTGACCATGCAATCTGTTTCTGTTCTGAGGGCTTGTAAATTTTTAAATAAATGATAAACTAAATATGGAGAAAGCAAATGGCACAATATCCTATATGGAATAAGATAACTGCTTGTATATACAAGTCAGATAAAAGCTATGGAGTAAGACATACTGGTGATGTTCAAGTTCGAGTTGGCACATCATCACACAACAGTCATGTCTTCCTACATCACACAACCACAGTTCGTAATCATGAGAATGGTGACAAAGAGTTTCGATTCTATATTGATAAAAAACTTGTGAAGTGTGCAGTTCTTCCCAAAGGTAAGTATGAGTTAAAGTATAGGGAAGTAAAATCAATCAATGAACCATACATGTAAGGAGAAAGCTATGGACAAAACAGCAGAAAGAGTACATATGATTAACGATAGATACACAACTCAAAAGAATCGGATATATCGTCATCTAGAAATATTCGGTAGTATCTCACCACTTGAAGCACTCAAACACTATGGGTGTATGCGACTTGCTGCTCAAATACTCGAGCTAAAAAAAGACGGAGTGGACATCGTAACAACAATGAGACAGCAAGGTGACAAGCAATGGGCTGAGTACTGGCTTGAAGAAAGATTCAGAAGAGAACACAAGCAAGTAACAGACTTCAATCTTGCCAGGAGTGGTGAGTCAATGCCATTACCAAAAGCATTCTTCAAACAAGAACGTGAGCATTATGAAAACATTAGTGCTGACCCATACGAATGGAGTGAGGAAGGACATTGACCAAAGAAAACGTAGGAACATTTGTGTGGAATAATCTGACACACAATGTAACAGTTCGGAGAGACTATCTGAATTACTCAGAGTCTGGTATGCCCTA